ATTTATCGAAAGCTGATAATGATGAAGGCAGCAGCAAATATTTCCGATTGCACAATACCAAATCTTAACAAATTACTTTTGTTTATGTTTGGTAATAAAGGAAGGTGCTATGTAAGGAATGACGGAAATATGGTAATGAGTTACGTGTTTGAGTTTCAACTTTCAGTTGCTGAGCTTGCGATCGTGCAAAGCTCTGGCGCCCTCCCATCCCCAATTGGGGTAACGGTAAATATAATTCAGCAGGTATGAAATGAACTCATCTGATATCCCATCGAGAATTGTAAAATCATTTGGTGTCAATGGGCTAAAAAACACAATCCCTGTTGATTCAAGTATAAGCACCGACAGCAATGGTGTTGCAACCTTTGATAAGGGTTTTCCTGCCATCACAATGCAACCACTAAGTGCGGGTGGGATTCCTCCTTCTGGTAAGGATATGAACGGCGCACTGTTTGCCGTAAGCGCTCAACAGCAATGGTTCAATGCTGGAGGTGGCTATCCATTCAACGCAGGGTTTGCCTCATCGATTGGTGGTTATCCGGCAGGCGCGGTAGTACCTTCCAGTGACTTTGCCGGTTTCTGGCAGAACACGCTTAACGGCAACTCAACAAATCCTGAGAACGCGAGTGGATTGAATACTGGTTGGGTTCCTCATTACTTCTATGGAAGCTCTGCAGTGCCTATGGGGGCAACTAACTATATTCTCACAGCACTTCAGGCCGCAAGAGATGAAATTGTGCTGACAGGAGATTTGACCTCTAACGTCTATCTTTATTTCCCCCCATGGGTAAAGAGTTGGAGGGTTGTAAATAACTGCACAGGAAACTTCAATGTAATACTTGCTACTATTGCTGGATCAGTTTATGTGCCATCCTATCCATCAACAACCATGGAAGTAAGAAGCGATGGTGCATCAATATTTAAAATACAATCAACAGCAATATCAAATAACGGATATCAGGATTTAAACAGCGGATTATCTTTTCAATGGATGACCGGTAGTATAACTGATGCCACAGTAAACACCGTATATACAATGAACTTTCCAAAACCATTCCAGAACGCGTGCATTCAGTGTGTGGGCTCATTTTCAAATGGCGGGGATATTACCCAGAAAGCAATTTTAAACGTCATAAACTTCACTAAAAGCTATGTGACATTCAATTTTAGCGTCGGTGGTACACAGGGAGCCAGATTCCTTGCCATTGGATATTAACTTCCGGGTGAAATATGTCTATTTCAGATAACACCAGCGCAGCTAAGTCTGCGTCAATTGCATTGGTTGCAGCGGCTCAGGCTAAATTGTATGCCGATCAGGCTTCAGAATTTGAAGTCGATATGTCAAAAATTGATGCCAGCGTGCAGGAGGCAAAGGATAGCGCTACTGCAGCTCAGGGAAGTGCTACTATTTCTTCGCAATCTGCTGCTCAATCAGCAAGCAGTGCAACGCAAGCATCTATTAGCGCATCAGATTCTGCAGCATCAGCAGCAGATGCCGCATCTGCTGCAACTGATGCGGCGAATTCAGTGGTAAGCGCCGCAATCGTACCTCTGAAGAAAAACGACCGATCTTTGTGGGTAAGAACACTCTCAGAGGCTGGAATTAATCTTGTTTCTGGTAGCTTTGAGGCGGGAGCGACACTGGCCTCGTTGAGTGATGCGTTGCTTTATGAATCAGAGGGCATCACTTATACTTGGAATGGCTCATTTCCAAAAACTGTAGCCCAGGGAAGCACTCCTGAAACATCAGGAGGAATATCAGATACCGCATGGAAGACCACTGATACTACGACATTGAAGAATAATCTTTCCAAATCTGGGTCGGGGTTTGGGGCGTACCTGGTCAGTAGCAAACTGGCATTGACAGGTGCAGTTCAACGAGTTCTTCAAGATAAGATAACAGACAATACATCCATTAAGGACTTTGGGGCAACAATGGATGGTACTCTTCATCCATTAAGCGAAAAGTTTTCAACTCTATCTGCTGCTCAAATGGTTTATCCATTTGTAACAAGTCTTACCCAATCTCTTGATTATGCAGCAATGCAAGCGAACATGAACTCAGGTAAAACTGTGTTAGTGAACGGGGGGACAGGTTTCGTTAATTCAACATTGATGATAAACAACAGCGTTAGAATTGTTGGTGAAAACACATCAAATGTGAACAGGGCGGAATCTTTTATTTCTGTAGATGGAAATATTTCACTTTTTTCACTAAAGCAAGGCGATGCTGTCACAACACGTGAATATCAATTCTTTTGTGATGGTCTTTATATATTTTACAACCCAGGAACCACCCCAACAAATGCAACCACAGATGGCGGTAAAATTGCATTTAATTTCTACTCAACAGTGGTAAATTCAACAACACTTGCAATGTCAGAAATTAAAAATTGTACCGTACATGGAGCATGGAGATTTTTTGGTGATTCAACTGGAACATACCTTACCACGCTAAGAAATTGCTGGGCAAGAAACTGTCATGATGGATTTATAAAGTCTAACGGAACAACCATTACCCTCGAAAGTTGCTATACAGAAGGCTGCGTATCTCCTTATCAAATAGGCGCAGTTTATTCTTTGAATATGTTCAACTGCGGAATGGATCGCTCAACAATTTCTATAGCAGGAGGTTCTCTTGGCGGGGCCGGACTTCATCTTACAGGAGTAAGAGGATTCAATATTCTTGGTCTGTTTGCAGAAGGGAATGTTGTTTCTACTAATGGTGGTGGAACGGCATCGCTCATCCACTTCGAAAATAGCAATGGCAGATTTTCTGGACTTACATCAAATCAAAACTCTATAAAAACAGAGTCTCCTTCAGCAGGAGGAACGGTTGATTATATAGCAGCCTCCGGAACAAGTCAGGTAATAATCGACTCATGTGAAGATAACTCAACTGGCTCTGGAGTTCCATATACAGGAACTGGATTCCCTATTACTATCCATGCAAGAGACTCAACTACCAGAATTGATGTTATGAGCGGGGTTTATAGGGAGCCGGTGGGTGGGAGCCCAACCATATCAGTAGTAAGCCAGGGAAATGTTAACTGGTACTGCACACCAGTATCAGGATTGGTTGCTGGAGGCTATACCCAATCAACATCTTCAGCTGGATTGAAAACCCCAGCATTTTATACACTCAAAGGCTCACAGGCTGTGACAGCAAATGTTGCGGCAACCTTATTTACGCTTCCTAACACTGAAGGGATGTATTTTATAAGCGTATGGGCATCTGGTAGCGGAACTAACTACTCATCCATGCAGGCAGCTTTCTGGGATGGAACCACGCTTACGCTTACGGCATTGAAATCTGCAGGGCTGCTGACATTTGCAGTTTCAGGAAGGGCGGTCAGTGTAACTAGCCAAGGAACTACCACTCTTAGTTGGACATACACCAAGGCTGGGTGATGCAAAAGCGCACGGACGCGCTTCTTGTTTTCCTGTCAATGTGCTACATTTTCGCAGATGTTCACTCCATATCTGGGAAAGAAATGAAAGGTAAAATTAAGTCTCTTGATGGACTAAGGGCGATAGCAGTATTCCTTGTGATAATAACTCACGCTACAGGAATATATTTTCATGAGTATGAGGTTATGCTTGGTGGAAGCTCACAGTTTGGCGTTTGGATATTCTTTGTACTCAGCGCATTTTTGCTAACCAGCAGATTTATTTCTACCGGATTTTCCTGGCGGTCTCTTTTAAGTTATTTCCTTGGGAGGTCAATGAGAATCCTTCCGGTGTTTGCAATAGCTGTACTCGTGTATTCATATTTTGGATATTTTGATTTGAATACGGCAATCTCAATCATAACGATGAAAGAGGCAGTACTTCACTTCTGGACTATACCAATTGAGTATAAATTCTACTTCATACTTCCATTCTTTGCGTATGCAGGCGTAGCAATTCAAAAAGTGTACAATGGAAAAGCAGCAGCATTCCTTATTTTCGCACTGGCTGTCTTGCTGCAGGGATTGTACCCTGCAATGGATGGAGCATACGGTGGTTTTGTGATGTGGTATTTCCCGCTATTCGCTTGCGGAATGATTGCGGCATTCCTCTACCACGACAATTTCCTTAAGATAGGTCACGAGTTGTCTGATATTGCATTCCTGTTCTTTATTGCGTCAATGCTTATCGCACTGCCTAAAGTTATGTGGAAGTTAACTGGTGGGTTTACTGAAGGATGGGTTCTCAACAAATTCATTTTCTATGCACCAATATTTGGCCTTATAGTTCTGCTGATGAGCTATGGTGAAGGCGTGTTCGCATGGGCCCTGTCAACACCACTAATGTCCTACATTGGCAAATGGAGCTTCTCTATCTACCTTTGGCACTTCTTGATTCTTGCAATGGGTGTCTGGTATGTAGGGATAAGTTTCTATATGTATATAGCCACGATGGTTGCATCAATCTTCGTTGGGGCGGTAAGTTTTTATCTAATCGAAAACCCAATGGAAAAGCTTAGGCATAAAATTATGGGTATGATTGCTAAAAAGCAGGAATCTAAAATCACCGAATCAAGCAAAGCATAGCTATAACAATCGACCTAAAGAAATCACCAAACCCGCTACGGCGGGTTTTTTAAAAACTAAATTTCAAGCTCTCACCATAACTTAGCAGATACCCGGTCAAGATAACTTGATCGACACCACCGTTCGATACTACTGTATGCATATACAGTAACTATCGGAGGTGTATTATGGGATTCCCGAGTCCTGCAGCAGACTACGTTGAGCAACGCATATCACTAGATCGGCGCATCATCACCAGGCCAGCGGCTACGTATTTCATGCGTGCTGGTGCGACACACTATCGAGAAGGAATCCTGAATGATGCTTTGCTTGTTGTGGATGCCTCACTGAGCCCCTGTGACGGTTCATTGCTAGTTTGCAGAATGGATGGTGAGTTGAGGATTAAGCGTTATCTGAAATCACCCAAGCCTCACCTGGGGGATTTGCAGACAGGAAGGCGTGAAGAGATACCGGTGCACGATGACGGAACGAGCCCGGATGCGATATTTGGAGTGATCACCTACATCATCAACGATGCACGTTCTGGTGAGTTTGATGATTGTCCTGTGATGTAGGTGGCGCTATGCCACCTTCTCATCAAGATAATCCGCCCACCACTGCATCATTTCACGACGCGTGTCGAGATATTCAGCGTGGTTGTATACTGAGCGAGTTCCGCCGCTAACGTGCGCCAGCTGCATCTCTATCGCGTCTTTGTTCCAGTGCTTCTCGTTGAGCACGGTGCTGAACTGGTGGCGCATACCATGACCGCTTGTCTGACCTTCGTAGCCAATGCTGCGTATTACTCCGAGCACGGCGTTCTCACTAATAGGCTTTTTCCTGTCAGTTCTGCCCGGGAAGCACAGCTCATATTGACCAGTGATTTGTTGCAGGAATTTGAATAGTTCGATAACCTGGTCTGACATTGGAACGACGTGTAGCTTCCTGCCCTTCATGACTTCCGGGTCAACACTGATTAACCTGGTTTCGTAATCAATTCCCGACCATACCAGCGAACGTAACTCAACAGTACGCATCGCAGTATAGTGAAGAATCTGCGCTGCTATCTTAGATACAATCCATCCACCGTAAGCGTTTAAAGCCCTCTGGAATTCGTGTATGCGATGCATGGGAAGGAAAGGGTAGTTCTGCTTCCGGTATCCCTTCATTGCTCCAGCAAGGTCTCTGGATGGATTATATTTAGCTCTGCCAGTTATGATTGCATAGCTGAATACTTCCCCGCACCTGCGTCTCGCCTTGTCAGCGCGCTCCATTGCGCCCCTGTCCTCGAACAGTCTGATGACCTTCAAAAGCGTCATAGGCTCCACATCATCCATGCGCAAGTGGCCGATGACTGGAAGTATGTCATCAGTGAACATGCTCATCATCTCGTCAGCATATCCCTTTGACCACACCTTAGCTTTATGTGCATGCCACTCACGGAAGATATCGCCGAACGAGTCAGCTGCATCTTCTTTCTCTTTCTTCTTTAATGCCTGCTTCTGCTCGGCCGGATCAACTCCAGTCAGCAACTTCATTTTTGCTTCTGACTGTTTCGCCCTCGCTTCAGTGAGTGAGATTTCAGGATAGGGTCCAATGACCAGTGTCTTTTCCTTCCCTTCGAAGCGGTAACGCATGCGCCATACCTTTTTACCCGATGGAAGAACGAACAGGAAAAGTCCTCCGGCATCTGCGAGGCGATATGATTTTTCCGCAGGTTTAGCTGCGTCGATTTGCTTTACCGTAAGCATGTGGGCATAAATCCGTGGTCATTTTGCAGTGTGCCCACAATATGCCCGCAAAAGTTTGCTGTAGTCAATTCGCTTTGGTTCTCTTCGGTTGTGTATGAATGTCTAATTATAAAGGTGTGATAGGCGTTTGGTTCTGAAGCGGAGAGGTGGGTTCTGTTAGAAATGGTGTCCCCTGCAGACATCACATAAAGAGTCTAAATGCAGGGGATTTAAGAGAAAATGCAGAAGTGGAAAATATTGTGCCCGCAATTATGCCCGCAAAGCGTGGTCATGATGCTTTTTTTAGGTCAGGGATGAAGCTGCGCTTCCAGGCTTGATAATCACCATAAAGCCATTTTGATGCGCGGCCATATTTGATTGGAGGTGGGAAGTCGCCTTTCTGGATATGCTTATAGAAGTAGCGATCTGAAAAGCCAGAATCCTCCATTATGAATTTCATGTCAATGAGTGAGTCGTCGCGAAGTTCGCGCATAAGTTTCATCTCCGGATTGGGAATCGAACAGGGAAGGGGATTGAGTGCACAGGCCTCATCGAGTGTGAGGCTGTGTGATTCCATGGTTACTCCGAATCGACTTTGGAAATCCGCAGGTCAATTTCGTACAGAGCTTCTGCAAATTTCATCTCCATGCAGTGCCTTAACGCCTTAAGCGCCTTCTCTTCAGTGCTGTATTGAGAGATTCCTCGCTGAGATGCATATTTAGGACGCTCTCCGCTTTCAACCCAGCCATCTCCATGCGACACAGTGGATGACCATGATTTATGAACGCGACCAGAATATGTGTTGATAGACCATCCATTTACAAACTCATCAATCCCATCAGGAACGCATACATCCCTATCTGGTCTGTAGTCAGACCATCTAAGAGACCGATTTACAGCCATAAGACGCACAGCGTTATCAAGTTGTTCTTTTTCTTTTTTGTTCATTGCCATTATCTATCTCCAATAAAAAACCGCCATTGCGGTGGTCTAGTCGATGCGGATGTGTGGAATCTTTCCGTTATTCAGCAGGTGGTAAATCTGGATAAGGTCATACAGTCCATGCGCGTGACCTAACCCATCCTTGAGTGCCTCAATGATTTCGTCGCGCTTCTTATTTGCTTCTGAGCGAATAGGAGTGATTGACCAATGCTTTGTCATGAGTACGCTTTCGACGGGAACGTGATGCAGCTCGTTGGTCTTGTAGGTATGAAGGATTGTGTACTCACCAGAATAAAGGATTTTACCTAGCAACTTCTCTTGTCCTTCGCTTGGGAATTGGTTGCAGATGCATTGCACGTCTGCTCCAACAGGAGGCACCCCCTCTCCATCCCATTCTGGCTTGCTGGCTGCAAGTGCTTCTTCGTATTTATCTTTTGTGATTATGGATTCACGGCCATCTTCAGAGCCAGGCATTGCATGAATGCCGCTCCAGTATTGATGAAGTCCAAACCCAGAGTGATGAGACCAATAACCAGAATCACATCGCGCACCATGTAGTTTCCATATGCACAGGCAGCCATCAGCATCTTGAGTGATTTCGGCACATCCGTTTGGCCATCCACCTCTATTGGGTAACTCCTTGACCAAAATATCAATTAGTTTCACATTCATCTCCTTACGCTAATTTCTTATACACGCGAGGTTCATCAACAGTAGCCGCGCGAAGTTCGTGTTCGTGATGAACCGAGTAGTTGCCGTCATCCCATTTCACCCAGCATTTAGGATGGTCGCTATCCGGCTCAATCTGGCTCTCAACCATCCCTCTGATGCCTCCAGACTTAAGCTGCACTAACGCGCCCAAAGCAAATTTAGCCATAACAAGCCCTCTGATTGATGTGCGAGTGAAGAGATAGCGCTCAGAGCCATAATTCCGACTATGAGCCAGACGAGAGGGTTAGCTTGCATCACGAGCCTCCCTGCAAACATCGCTAAACTCGATGCATGCCTTAAATGCTATCGCCCCGGCAAGGAAGTGATATAGCTGGCCATTGGCGTACAGCATCAAATATGTTGCGCAGAAAGCTCCGATACCCGGTCGTAAAATTAGATTGATTAATACGCGAAGCCATTTCGGTGGTGATTTCATGCGGACTCCGATAAAGAAAAACCCGCGATGTGCGGGTTTGTTATGCGTCGAATGGGGAGATCATATCTGTATCTCCGGCAGCATGAATCCTTCCATATCTTCAGCGCGAATGCATGGCGACAGGCAGTCAGCGAATGCCAGAGTTCCATCCAGCAGGATGATGAACGCCCATCCCTTAAACAGGTTTTCGCTGCACCAGTCGACACGCATCGGCACATCAGGCATGGAAGCAGGAAATACAGGATAGTGCTCTGCAAGCCATTCCATAGCATCGCATCGGCTAAGGTGATATTTGTCGTACATCACACCTCCTGCAGCGGTGCTGCTGGCTGGAAAGGCTTTCTGTCTTTTACCCAGGTAACCAGCGCCTGAATGTGCTTCTCGCATGTTGCAGCCAGCATTTCATCTGACTCTGGAGCCGCTATTCCAGCGTTGCTGAGCGCCAAGCGCAGACCATCCGGAATCACCGGAGAGTTGCCAGAGACTACATCGGCGCGAACATATAACGTGTCGTCAGGGTGCTGATTGTCGCTGCACCACGTTAATTCGCTGAACTCGCCGTTCTCCGGCCAGACTCCGGCAGTCTGAAGCCAGATATGCTCTGGCGCTTGCTTGCATGGCGTGTTGGCTGGAATATTTTCAGGAATATTTTGTTGTCGATTTTGTTGTTCGGCACCCTGAAGCATGGCGGCGCGTCCTTGCCATCCTTCCCACATTGCCGCCATCATCATGAACCAGACGTTCCCACAGCCAGCTTTTTTGTTATCAAAGAACCAGTCAGCAAACTCTCGGCTCATGCCGTTTTGCTCTGCTATTTCGTAGCGATTATCCATTGCTTTTCTCCTGGTTGAGCATGGCGGCGCGCAAATCTCTGACCTCTTCAGCAAGACGATGAGCACAGTGCGTATAGGCTACAGCGACTCTCCTTTCGCAATTCATCGCATGGTTCAGCATTTCTCCAGCAAGGTTATCCAGCGCAGTTAGGTCAGGCACAGATACCGTCACTGGAGGGGCGGCATACACTGGAAACGCAGGTGAGCCATCGCAGGACTTGTCACCAGGCTTAGCTTCAACAACGTATTCCTCGCAGTCATCAGGTGCACGGAAACCTTGATGCCAGGTGAGATAGCAAACAGCCTCCGCTTCGAGCGATGCCAGCGCGATACGCGCCAGCTCCTTGCTTTCCCCATGTTTCAGGAAACCATCTTCTGCAATTTCTTCAAGGCGCTCTTTGGTGAATTTCATGGGTTATCTCCCATCCGCACGGCCATAGCCTTTGACCATGCAGTGATTGTTAATGTAAACGGCTGTCGTATTTAGCTCTTTAGCCAGGCGTTCTTCGCAGTCTTTACGGTCAGACTCACCTGCCAGACTGACGCAAAAGAGAAGCCCAGCAATTCCCCCAATCCAAAGGAGGGCGCCGAATAGCTTTTTCATTCGCTATCCCCTTCCACTGTGATGCCAGCGGCGGAAGCTGATTCTTCGTAGGCTCGTTTCGAGGCGTTCAGAATGGACGCCAGAGGTGTGTAAGCGCCTCCGCCTGTGATTGTGTTGTGAATGCCTGCCATTGCTTCGCGCAGATTGGTGTGGCTTGCGGACAGCTCAGCAATCCGCTTCTCTGCGGCTTCCAGCGCTGCTATCAACTCGTCGGTATAGCTCTCTACCGCTGATGCCATAATGCGAAGCTCATCGGTATGCACTTCCATAGTCAGGCGAGAAAGTCGATGCTGATTGGCGTGTTTCGGCACGCCTAGTAACGCGCGTATGTCGATGTTGCTCATTGGGCGCTACCTCCGTCATTTGCAAACTCACCATGAATCTCTGCTCGAGCTTTTTTAATCGCCTCAGCAGCTTCCTGCTTGTCAGTAAAAGAACCCACATTGATGTGCTTGCCTTCATGCGTAATACCAGCTTTCCATTTCTTGGAGCTGTTACACCATGAGACGCCCTTTACCCCTGAGGTGTTGGTGGATTGCATCTTCCTGTTAAGTGCATTCTGGCTTAAGGTTACTATCCGGAGATTGGCGATTCTGTTGTCCTTCCTGTCACCATTGATGTGATCCATTATTCCTTCTGGAAACTCTCCATATACGTATAGCCATGCGAGTCTATGTGAAAGATAAACAACGCCGTCCACGCAAAACCGCAGGTAGCCATGTGAGTTAGTTGTTCCGGCGATATCGCCTTTAATGGCTCTGCTGGATGTAGACTTTATTCTTGTGAAGACGCCTGTATAACTGTTGTAGTGAAATAACTCCTTAAGCCGAGATTGAGTTAGCGTCATTTCTTCGTCCTCTGGTTTAACCACGCTGTCAGGTATCGATTTGTATTCATGCGGCTTTCTCAACTTTCTGTAAGCTTGGAGAATGCTGCCGCTGCCACTCGAGGAACCTGTCCATTGCCAAGGGCTTTAATTCTGTCCACCCGATGGGCCACCCCATCATCCACTCGACAAATTCCGGGTTCAGCTTTCCACCAACCACATATGACAGTGGTCTTCCACCTTGCGCATACCTGTTCTTTCTGTGCCCTGTGTCGTCCGCTACTGGTGTAGGCAATAATCCATGCTCGTTCTCTTTTGTGCGGAGCTCCGACAGATGATGCTGATAAACAGAACCATTCGCTGTCATACCCCATTTCGGCAAGATTACTGATGACGTGATTAAGTCCTTTATTTCTAATCCTTGGAGAATTTTCCACGAGCACGAAAGATGGTCTGATTTCATCAATGATTCTTGCCATTTCGAACCATAGCCCTGATTTTTCACCGCCAATTCCAGCCCCTCGACCTGCTGCGCTAATGTCCTGGCACGGAAACCCTCCAGATACGACATCAACAATTCCTCGCCATGGCTTTCCGTCAAAACTGCACACGTCAGACCAAATCGGGAAAGGTCGGAGAATTCCATCGTTTTGTCGTTGCGCGAGAACTTGTGCGGCGTAGGCATCACGTTCAACTGCGCATACTGTGTTCCATCCGAGCAGGTGTCCGCCGAGTATTCCTCCGCCAGCGCCTGCGAAAAGAGCCAACTCATTCATGTTTTCCTCTTATTTGCTTCAGCCACTCAGTCAGGAATTTGTTCTCGTTCACGCTTTGGAATGATTGACGTTTCAGCATTTCTTCGCGTGGGATATCGTTGATGGGTTTGAAGCGGTGGCGTGCGACAATCTCCTCAGGGTAGAAGCCCTGAAGTGCGTATGAGTTTCCAATCATGATTTGAGCCTCAGTTTCGAATGCGGCGTAAGCTGATGCCTTCGCGCTTGCACATCTGGCGAAGGGATTCGTATGAGCGGTTGATTTGTCTTGCGATGAGTTTTGAGTGAATGCTTCCGGCTATTTCCCTGACTGATTCGATATCAGATTCACCCCATGGCCGTCCGTAGCTAAGTTGGTTGGAGCGTAGTTCGTAGGTTTGTTTACGCTTGTACATTACCCTCAAGTTCCTTCTTGCGAGTGTTGTACACATCGTCAAGCTTGCCAATTAGCTCTGCGTCATCACCAATCGCGCCTTTAGCTCTGGTGTGTGCTGCTTCTAGCTTTACCAAATCCATGGATAAGGCGTTAGCAGAGAACCAGTTCAGGACTGATTCTGGAGTTTGTTGTGGCCTTACTTCTAACTTGCGTACTCTGTGCTCCTGGCGCTTTCCGCGAGACACTGACAGCATCATTGAGAAATCAGCCTCAACGTCGCTCATCGCATGAATCTTGATGCCGCCCACAGCAACACCACCGAAGCGCACAGAAGCGTCACCAACTAGCATTAGAGAGCGTCCAACCCATGAATTACCATCTGCACCCCAGCCTCCGATTAACAACCGACGCATTGATTTAGACGGCTTGTATGGGCGTCCATCGAAACCTTCGAGGTCGATGAATACCGGCTGCTCCGAGTTGCCAGCGCGAACAGCTTTGATAACTGCCGTGATGCTTTGACTCTGAACATCCTCAAAGTTGAGCTGATCGGACTTTGGAATGATTGTGCGTGAAAGGTCCATTAGAGAATTACCTCGTCATCGTATTCGTTATCCAGCAAATAGGCCGGAACGTTAATTTCGTTGGATGGAAGTACAATTCCTTCGTACTTCAGCGCGTCGTTTTCTTTGCATGCCAATATCTTGTCTAAAGCTGCGTACATTTCGCGATAACCAAGCTCCAGCGATTCCTCGCCGATGTAGTACATGCAGTTGCGATATGGCGGTGAGTTCTCGATAGCGAAGAAGGCGAACTGGTTGTATTCGATTCCAGTTGCTAGCTTGAGAACGTAGAGATAGAAGGCTGCCTGAATGTGGTATTTGTACTGACCGAAAGCATTGCTAAATCCGCGCTCAGAAGCGTCTCTGCAGCTCTTAACGTCGAGAGGGTATGAGAGAGTGTCAGATAGCCGGTCGAAGCGGCATTTGAGCATCAGGCCTGTTTCTGGGCACTCAGCAAACATGGACACTTCAGAGCATCCCTTGGTGTTCATGTAGTCCATGAAGTCATCATTCAGGCGAGATGATTCATACATCCGCTGCACCGTATCAACCTCATTCCCTACCAGGATATACTCAGCCGGAAATTGCTTCGTGAGTTCCTTGTATTCTTTGCTGGCACGAGATGTTATTTCTTCTCGCTTTGCATACCGGTACTGATAAACATCAGGTTCAAGTAACGCTGCATGAATCGCACTTCCAATGTGCGCTGATTTGCTGCCGATGAATTTGTTGAAGAAGTGATTTGCTGGACTAACGCTTATTGCTTTGACTGTCGTAGAGCCTATCGCTTCGTCAGCGTGATAGTCCTCGTTCGACATTCCATAATAGACGCCAGGATTCATGCTGCATCCTCAAAAGTATGACGGCGCAGAAATATGCCGATCGCATACTCAACCTCTACGCGCGGTCTGAAAATGTCCCACATAACCTCGCCAGCAAATTCCTGATAGTTGCAGTCGTCTTCGCCAAGCCACTCGACTGCATGTTTTGTGTAATCGTCAGGCTTATGTGATTCCAGCATATTGAGCACCGGCCGCATATTTGCGCACAGCATCTCAACCTGCTTATCAATCGCTGCATTGTCATCGTCGTTAAAGCTCGCGATGATTTGCTTAATCTCTGTTTTGTCTGTCATCGTCAGGCGCATCTTCTGCATCCTCTTTCTGCTTTTTCAACATGTCCTGCATAAGGCGGACAAAGGCATCTTCTGACCAGGTATCTGCAATGCTCACGGCTGCACCTTCTGATTCAGAAACTCAACAAGACGCTCCAGCAGGCTCTTAACGCGAGGCTGCTTAAAGTCTGCTCCGGTCAGAATATTTCGGCGTGAGTGTTGAATGGACGTGATTGCGTTGAAGCTACCCATCGGGATAGCCCCTGCGAGATTTAATGTCTGCATGGGTAGTTCCTTATGTTGTGTGTGATTGCATAGCGATAGAGACTCGTGAATCTCTGTTGATATGCGGGTATGAAAAAGCCGCACTCAGGCGGCTGTAGTATCTTCGGTAACGGTGTATCCTTGCTTTTCCAGCCAGTCGATTACGTCTGATGCTGATAAGCAATCAAGAGCCTCATCAATATCTCCATTGCGCTTAATGGCATTCATTACATCTTCGGTGTCAACGCCATCAGCAATGACTCGGATAAGGTCATAACGAACACCTTCAATTCGAACCTCACGACAATCAATCTGCATCTCAGCAATACTCATATTTCCTCCAGTCAAAAAGAATGCCGCCCTGACTGCTGGCGGCAAAGACATAACGAGGGATTTCCATCTATCAGACACTATCGAATCGTCTCCGATAGTACGAGCGCGAATTGGCTCACAATGCGGAATCGGTGAATCCGCATTAGGTGCTTATTCGCAAGTTTTTAACTTCGAGTTCCAAGACTCAATTGCTTTGATGGGGGAATCGAAGGTCACTGCAGCAATCCATCCACAGCACTTAATTTGAAATTGGTTCAGAATGTATGGTTCAGGTCCAATTCTGCACCCTCTGTCCCACTCAAATGCTTTAATGCTAGGGATTTGCTTGCAAAACGGACATTCTTTAGCATCTGGAAGATTTTCGAATGATATGTCAGGCAGAGAACCGTCGTCTTCAGACCATTCTAGCTCTCCAGGTACAATTACTGAGTATCCATCCCAGCGGTCAAATTCAGGCGAAAGAACATCTTCGTAACCAGCGCCGCGAAGACGGAATTTAGCTCGGGCAATAACGACAAGTCCTTTAACTTTTCGGCTGCTCATTCTCCATAGATACGAGCCAGCAACATCAGGCTTGCGTTCTGAATATTTAATCCACTCCATCACTCCTCCCACAGAGCCTTGCTGATGGCTGCGCGAGCCGCGTTCATTTCTGATTCGTAGCGCTCAGTCCAGTTTTGCTTCTGACCAGCGCGAAACATTTTTTGTAGAGCTTCGAGCAAATCAGGCGCTGCTGCTATTAGGCTTGAATCAGCGCACCGGCAAGCGTCATCACCATTGAACTCTACCCATG